GTTGATGAAATCTTGTTTGGATAGATTTTCAAAATCTGTGAAATTATCCGGATCCGGACTTTCTAAAGATAGTGATCCATAAACATCAACATAATGTTCACCGTCTTGCAATCCTCTTCTCCATTCATAAGAAACCACTACATTTTCGAGTGATTCTGCCACTGGTTTCACTTTGATTCCAACAAAATTCCATACATATTCTGAGTTCATATATTTTATCCTTTCAATTTATTTATCTCTTCTGCGAGTTGTTTGTTTTGTTCGGAAAGTTCTTGAACAGCTTTGACTAGTAAAGGAATCAACTTGACATCGGCCATGCCGTAGAATTCTTCGACCGATCCGTCTTCTCGATTTAACTCGTTGCGCTTGATAACCGTTTCTGAGTACAGAGTGTCCGCAAGGACTTCTTTAACTTCCTGGGCGATAAAACCAACCTGAGTGCCTTGATGGAAATTGTGAATATCATGTTTCTTCCAATCAAAAGTGACAGGGTTTAGTTTACCAACTAGATCCAATCCAGATTGCAATGGAACAATATTCTGCTTGTATCGGCCATCTGACGTAGCAATAGTTGCATTGGTAGCGAAGATTTGACTGTTAACTTGAAGATTATAGGCGCCATTCGATGACGAATAACCAATCAAAACGTATCCGTCAGAGTTGATACGCATTCTTTCGGTGATATTTCCACCGTTTGCACGAGTACCAAAGGCCAAATAAGTCGCATAATTTCCATCGGTTGCATTTTCTTTTGCACCCTTGATAATAGCAAATTGAGCAAAACTTGTTCCGGTGTATCTACCACCAAGTCCAATCGTGGCTCCCACATCTGCACCTAAGGTAGAGTTTGAATGCACGTTGAAATTAGCAGCATTACCACCAATTCCGAAAGCATAATTTGGACCTACAACAGTGGCTCCCACGTCGATAGTATCGCCACCAGTGTTGAGTGTACCACTAGTTAATACCGTGAATTTATTAGCTGGACTCGCCGTGCCAATACCCACGTTGCCGTTAGCATCGATACGCATACGCTCTGATCGACTAGTAGCACCAGTTGCAGTAGTTTCAAATGATATGTAAGATCCTCTAGCAGATTCTGTTTGATTTTCGGCGCAAAATATGTTAATAGACCCGTGATTATTCGCAGTTGTGCCACCATAACTACTACCAATTAAGGCCATAGTTCTATCACCAGATTGAGTTGCAGTGGGAGAACTAATCGTGCCTCTTGCAGCAAATCCAATCATACCAGCTCTAACATCTGAAGACCCGTAACTAGTTGTGTATATTCCGGGAGCACTAGATCCGGATACACATTCAAATCTAGATTTTGGACTAGCAGTCCCGATACCTATATCACCAGTCCAGAGGATACGCATGCGCTCTGTTAAGGCAGTGTCCCCAGTAGCAGCACGGGTACTGAACGCCAAATCTCCAACAGGCCCAGTTCCGTTTGTGAGTAGTCCTTTAATAGCTGCAAATGCAAAATTACCAGTACTATTGGCTGCCGAGAAAAGAACAGAGCCACCGTTTCCACCAGCAGCACCACTGTCAAACAGCATAATCGAACCACCTTTATTGCCGCTGTTTGTGATAGCAGCAGTGGTTTGATTAGCTCCACGGACTTCTAATTGATGGCCAGGATCCGAAGTTCCAATGCCCACGTTACCACCAGATGCAAAATACACCCGATTCACCGCCGCCGCATTGGATCTTTCTAAGAATGCTAATCCATTTGTAGACCCAGTTCCGCTTGCGTCTTGGTTAGAAAATTCCCACCAATAAGCAGGATTAGTTGTGTACAGAGAGATAAAATTTCGATTATTGCTACTGTCTGTCCTGCCCTGGAATCTAGCAACTTCGTTAGACACCTGACCAACAACATGCAACGGAGTTGCTGGATTATTTGTTCCAATGCCCACGTTGCCAGTGCCGCTGGGATTCAAGTGAATTCCACCATTACACACCAACTGCAAATTGTTGGTAAACCCAGTTCCTGAATAGTTCCCCATGCCGATAGCAGCAGCGCCTTGACTGGTTGTAAACAGCAGATAGGCCGGATTAGTGCTTGAGTGTTCAATTTTAACGTACACATCAGGTGATGTGGATTTGTACACATGCAACAGACTCGATGGGCTCGCCGTTCCAATGCCAACTTCACCAGTTGAGAGGAAACGCATCCGCTCAGTTAAGCTGGCGTCTCCAACAGCAGCACGAGTACTAAATGCCAGATCACCTGTAGTGTTTGTGCTGCCGCTTGTGAGCAACCCCTTGAATGCAGCAAAAAAGCCCTGATTGGCTCCAAAAACAACTGCGCCGCCATTGCCACCAGCGGCACCGCTGTCTTGCACTTGAATAGAACCGCCCTGACCAGCAGAAGTGGACATGGCTGCTGTGGTCTGACCAGCACCCAGTATGTGAAGTTTTGCACCTGGACTCGACGTTCCAATACCAACCCTATCATTTGCTGAATCAACATATAATGTGTTAGTATCAACTGTTAAAGCAGCAGCAGTAACTCTGGTTCCATCAAAAGTTAGATTTGCGGAACCTGCTGTTGTTCCACCTGAATTATAGAGAATTTGTGTATCAGAACCACCAGTTGGACCTGTGGCACCAGTTAATCCTGTTGAACCAAATTGTCCTGTTGCACCTTGACCTGTGGCACCAGTTAATCCAGTTGAACCGATGAATCCTGTTGAACCTGTAAATCCAGTCGCACCTAAGAATCCTGTCGATCCTATTATTCCACCACCAATCTCTATAAAATTGTATTCTAAAGAATGTGTTTGCGCTGGAAGAGGATATGAAGTTAAATCTATAAATTTAAATAGAAGATGAGAATATCCTTGACCTAAATCTGTAATATTAACTGATATTCCAAGAGAAGCATTTAGATCAGAATTAGATAATTTAATCCGGTTCTCATCTACTCTGATTACATAATAAGTTTGCCAGGATACTAATCCACCAATATCAGTTCCTCCATTAGAAGAATAGATAACTCTATCGCCAGTAGAAAAATTATGAGTGTCTACATAGATAGTATCTTGATCGATCTGAATTAGATCTTCAAAAGAACTTAGAAAAAATTTAATGCTATCGATGCTAGATGTCAGATAGATTGTATCTGGAGTCTTCACCACAACATAATATTCGGATCCATCTGTTAATCCAATATTATATGGAGTGGGATCTGAACCGTTCTGATATCTTGCAATGTCACCTGTTACCAAATTATGTGTTGGTATGAATATAGATGAATTAGATATAATATCTGAAGTTGTGGCGAAATTAAATGTAGTCATGTTAAATTAATTCAGACCATCCCAATAGAGTGGCAACTTTTGTATTATTACCAAAAGAAGTTAATGCTAGTGTGAGTACATCAGATATTCCTGTTATAGATTTAGAAGTATCTACTACTGTTCTTCCTAATTGAATAGATGTTGATTGCAATGAAATTGTTGAATGAGTAGCTAAGAAACCAGATAATATCTCAGTTCCACCACTAACTGTAGTTGCATCGATATTATAATCTATTCTACCTGAAGCAGATGTAACCCAATTTGTTGGATTTATTGTTGCATTCAACAACAATTTATATTGTAAGTTTGTATTAGAATCTAATAGAACTGATAATTCACTTAATATTGCAATCTGATCTAGATATGAAGAATTTAATCTGATAGATACAGTCGGTGTTGGTGTTCCAGTTCCATTGAGAGTTTGGTAACCAACAACTCCTCTTGACGCAGAATATGATGTTCCCTTCAAATCATATCCACCTTCTGAGATAACAGTATTACAAATCTGTCTTGTCATAGATGGAGAAGTGGTTGTTCCTGTATTCTCAATCTCGTGTCTTGTTGGTAAACATGCAGTGGTCATGTATGTGCTTGCATTGTTGTTCACGTTACTGAAAATATGAGCAACACGCATAGATCCATTAACAACAAATCCAACTCTCACATCCCCGACACCTAACCACTCTATATCAACAAACATGATATTAGCTTTTGTGACATCAATAGTTATTAAAGAATCACCAGATCCATCAAAAGTATCCACATTCCACTCAGATTGAGGAATTCTAGCTTCAACAATAGTTCCAACAGGACCAGTCGCTCCTGAAACACCACCAGAATAAGATCTTAGAACAAAGTAATTATTGACACCATCGTTCTCAAAATAGATACCATTCTGATGTCCAAAATAACCAATTCTTTGTCTTAAACCCTCTTTTGGTGCGTTGAACGTGAAAGATTCCATACATAGAAGAGATTTTCCTGGTTGATATGGAAATACATTCTTAGATTCTCTGATAACCCAATCACCCGATCTTGTTCCAACATGCATCTCTACTGCAGATTCGTTTGGAGAATGTAAGATAAATGAAGAACCAACACCAGTTGATCCTGTGAATCCAGTTGCACCTTCTAATGCATTCACATGTGTGGTATATTTACCATTCAATCTATATCTATGTTGTGAATCGAAAAGAGTGTATGGAGTAGAAACTCTTTGTCTACCAAATGCATCAATTACAGTTGATTTAGAATCAGTTGTTTGATTACCATAACGATCTGCTAACATAAACATTTCGTATCTTTGTGGAGAATCGTCTATAATTTGTAAATCTTTTCTGTATTGAGCCATTTAATCTTTTCCTCTTACTATATCGTAAAAGTATTTATCAGAATCTTC